TTTCGTTAAAATGGTTTTCCCATTGCCATCATACAACACAGCCGCTTCTTTTTCTCTCTTAGAAAGCATAGCTTCATCTTGTTTCAGCCTCCCTCGTGCATTTGTCGGCCACTTTGTAGTGTTCTCCAGCACGGTGATACTCTCGGCCTTAGCACGTTTCACGGCCGCGTTTGCCCTTGCCGCCTCTCTTCGCCCGAAACCTTCCACCTGTTCCCGTTCCGTCTGACGTTTTAGGCCGGTCTGAGCAATGAAATCCTTCTGCTTATCCTGCCATCGTTTCAGCTTAGCGGCTGCCTCGGAGGTGTCCAGCCCAGCGGCTTCCATGGCTTTATATTCGCGCTTCCACCGGCGTATATTTCGCTCAATAGCCCGCTGCTTTTGCGACGCTTCATATTCAGTTAGCTTTTCGCCGTTGTATGTATACTTCGGTGCATTCATTTCATCCAGCTCAGCCTGTGTATAAGCCGGATCAGAAATCCCCTCAAAGTAAGGAAACCAGCTGTGGCGACAATTAAATCCACCAAGCCCCGTTCCGGTACCGTAACCGGTGGATGATCGAAAATCGGGATACTTCGGGTGCGCGCCGGACCGGCTGAATACCTTTCCCTGCCACAAGGCGTGTTCCGGCCTCGCCCCGGAATGGGCTGTTGTCTCCACCAAATCGCTGTCCATTTCGTCTGCGAGAGCATCTTGCAGCCTCAAAGCGGACTGATTGGCCCCAGTCACCGCCGCCCGTCTCACCGCCACATCCATATGATCCACATGTCCGGATGGATAGGTGATGCATTCCACCCCAGCTGCCGCCAAATCCTTGACGGCGAATCGGATCGCCTCCTCCTGTGAAAAGGACCCCGACTGTACCTGTAACCAGGCGCGGTCAAGAGCCCTCTCAAACTGCCTTGTAGCGGTATTGGCGGTGGTTCCAGTTAAATTCTCGAACAGCCCCTCCGTGTTGCGTATCCCGTCTATCAGCACAGCCTGTAGCGCCGGGGACGCTGCCAGCTCCGGCGGGGATAGGCCTGCGCGTTTATATATGGCCGCGTCCTGCCGGATCGCTTTGACGCCCGCCTCCTCCATCATCCGCTCAATTTCCCTGCGGCTCTTTCCGGTCTGCGCGGATAGCGCCTGCATAATCCAGCCGTGGCAGTTGCCCATCTCAATCAATTTGCGGTATTGCCATTGGGCGGCAGGGATGAAATAGTCCATCCCTGAGATACGCCGGGCCATGTCGGCAATGATGTCCATCTCCACCTGGGAGTATAGCTCAATCAATGCCTCAGGGAGTTCGTCGATTTGCTTCGGTTTCAGCATCAGCTATCACCGCCAAACCCCATCCATTCATCGTCGGTTCGATTATCTCCCACCATTTTTTTAGCCGTTTCCTCGTCCTCGCCATACCATTTCACGCGATATTCCCACTTTTGCAGCAGTCCGTCCCGGACCTCCTGCTGATCCCGCAGCCGCTCGGATTCTTTATCGATTACATAACTATCCTCAAATTGCACTGTAACATCGGTCTCTGGATCAACAGGCAACCCAATGACCTCTTTTCCAATCCATAGCGCGGCCCTCACGACTGCTTTTATGGCCGCCTCAACTGTTATGTAATGCTTGGCTGCGTTCTGCACCAATTCCTGTTTATCTCCCATATACTGGGTTGCCGTCACAATGCTGCCAGCGTTAAACTGATAATGCTTGGTTCCAAGCCCACATTTAAATGATAGATAATCCAGCATGGCTTGCACGCCGTCCTTGTTCTCCGCCACCCGCAGCGCAGGGTTGAACTCATACACAAGGCTTTTTACGTCGTCGAAATCACCCGCACTATCCATCTGCATAAATAGCTGTTGGGCCACATCATCCGGGGCAATATTGATAACATTTCCATCCCTATCCCGCGTTTGATGTATCAGCGTCTTATTATAGAAAACCTTCTTCCCGCCGAGATAAAAATCACGGCAGAAGTTGTTGAACGCCAAATCCACACCTTGCAGCGCGTCGATAGCGTCTGAAAAAATAGATGCGCCTAATCCGTTATTGCATTCGACGTTGTTTACTTCATTCGGACTGACAAGGGCGAAAAGCGGGTATGTGCTTCCGGTGTGCCACACAGGTGCAACTCCGGCAGGCAAAGGCTCCGGGACTAATGCGTCGTTTTGGGCCTTGAAATATAGGTTGCTTATGCAATAGGTGCCATTGCTTTCCAGCTCATGCAATTCCAGATATACATACGATTCTCCCCGGCGCGTCTCTTCCGACACAAACGCCGCCTCTGTCACCACGCCGCCCCGAACTGACAACGGTATGATTCGCTGCGCATCCAAATAATCCATGGAAATCATGGCGTTATCGTCAGGGATTACTCCACCGGCATCAGTGATTGCCATTCCTTTGACTTTTACCACAAATGCCCCTGTTCCGCTGTAAAACGCTTTTTCAATCAGCTTGTTGCCATTGTTCCAAAAATGCAAACGCCCAAATTCTCCGCCGGAACCATCTCCATCTCCCAGGAGATAGGAAGAACCAGCTTTGTCGTCAATCACTATTTGCGTCTTCTCGTTTAGGAGAATAGCAGCCCAGTCACGACACACTTTTTTTGCCATCCGCATGGTATACAGCTGCCGCTCTTTGATGGTGCCGTCTGGATTGATCTGCTTGTATTGGTGAAACGGCTTGTAATAACCGCGCCACCAATCTGTCCATATGGCTATGTAGTCGTAAAACCTGGAATCAATACTGTAATTCCGGTTTTTATTTAGCCATTCAATGATTGTTGCTATGTTCATGCGGAACTCCTTCCGGGAGCAGCTTACCCATATATCGCTCCCACGCATATTCGAACGCATCAAGGATATCTATATCTGTGCTGAAGTTATCAAGCCGCGTATCCTTGGCTTTGGTAGTGTCCCAGGTAGCCATGGACAACCCTCCGATCAGCAATTTGCAGCTGCGGAGGATTTTCAGCCGTCCGGTATTTAGTAGGGTTATGGCACAATATATTCTTTGCGTGATTTCCCTCTTTGCGCTGTCGTGCACCTCTATCCCTGATAATGATTGTCGGCAAGCTCGCCGCAACCCGTTTGTAAGGTATTGGGCCTCGCTGTCCGCAAAAGCATATTTTATGGGAACCCCCGGAAAATCCCGGCCCAACCGCTGTACAAATCCAACAAACTCGCGATTAACCCGATCCGAATCAATGTCTCCCTTGCGTCCGGATATATGGTGATCTGCAACGACGGTTATACTGGAGAACAGGTTGTGAAACGCTACGGCCACAAAAGTTGTAAGGGAACGGTTGCCGCCATAGTCCACGCCGATAGTGATAAAATCAATGGATCTGCACCAGTTATTTAGCGCTTCAGTACCATCCGGCACATCCTCTAAATATTTATCTGGCTCATCTGCAAATTGCTGATAAACCAGCCCCTCCGCCACGCACCGCTGACCCAGGATACCGCGCCTATACCATACCGTCCGGGGATCAAACTGGCTGATAATCTCTTGCATTCTTTCCGGCGTAATAGTCGCATTATCGTGTATCGTGAAATGCTCATAATTGTATCCACCGAGCATTGTTCCGGCCTGCTGCATAGCTGCAAATTTGTCGATATAGTCTGTATATATCGGCGCGTTTGGATTGTCCGGGTTTAGGTCCCAAAAGATTTTACGGCGCTCCGCTGCCAGCTGACGGTTCCACGCCTCTTGCAGTGTGTTTTCGTGATGTAGATTGATTTCGGTGGCGATCCACATACCATAAGAATTTCCTCGGATTTTCTTGTAGCTGTCCGCTTTGGCTGCCCCTGCAAATATCACAATTTTTTGCCCTGTTGGAGTCTTTACAAACAGGCATTCGTTGTCCTTGAACTTTCCCCACTTACACCGACCGCGAAAAATCCCTTCTAGCCCGTAGCCGTTGCATACTCCAATATTTAACTTTGCGTTCGCTGCCGTGCTTCCAGTAGCTAAATGGATTTTGTCCGGTGTTGTTTCCAACTCATCCGCAAACACAAAAACATTGTCTACTGTTTTACCGGCACGAACGGCCCCCTCCGCCACGTTGATTGTACATTCCCGGCACCGGCGCATATAGGCGATATGTTTGCCGCTGAACCGGAAGTTCAGGGTTTGGGTTTTACTCATCTCCAAATACCTCTTGCCGGATACCGGATACATCTTCCAAATCATGACTGACACGCTCTGATATGCCTCTACTCCGGACATCAAAATACAGCTTCATTGCTTGCACATCACCTGATACACAGCGAGAAATAAGAGCTTTCCATACCCTCGCCAACTCACTATCAGCATAACGATTAATTAACTCGGTTAGGTAATCACGAAATGATTCCTGACCCATCCAATCGTAAAATGTAGATCGGGCTACACCAATCTCGTCGCATAGTTGTGTTACTGTCCCGGTAAACTCGGGATCAGCAAGCCTATTTGCCATTTTTAGCTGTTTCGGCTTTAGCCCTAATTTGTCCGATTTTGTAGCCACTCTTCCCACCTACTCCCGGGCATTATATCGGCAGCGCCCGTCATGCCACGCTCCGCAACCTGATTTCAGACAGGCGATTGGTTCAGCCATATTGATCTCCACCTGTTCGTCGGATATATTCAGCCCGTCAGCATCATACTCATGTTTAGCCTGCAATTTTATTTTTCTCGTCACGATATACGGACAAATCATTTTCCCACCCCATAATGCACCACATACGGTATCCCGTGCGCCTTGCAATAATCAACCTCGGCTCTGCATCCTGTGCTGTGCATCCAGTCACCATACACCAGCATACGGTCACAGCGGGACAATAACTCTATGCACATACCCAGGCCGTGGAGATAGTCCACTGTATCATACATCCAGCCAAAGCAATGCACAGGAGATACATATACATTAGCCTTATCCCTGGCCGCCAGATCCATTACAATGGCCTCTATGGCCTCTAGATTGCTTTTGTTGCCGCCGTATGGGTGAGATATGTAGATCATCATTTTATAGTTCATACCTCCAAACATAACCGTAGGCTTGATTACGTTTTCCGGAACACGCTCTTGATATATAAGAAGACGATCTGTGGTCTTTTCCAACAGATTTAACTGCCTCAAGCACGCTTGGCCATCTACATATTTCGTTCATTTTTAAATCATATTGGATAACCGGCTTCTTATTAAATTCAGATAACCTTTTATAGTCGTGCCCTTCTACACTTCTTTGATACCCTGTGCCATATCTTCTATTATAAAGATTCGTGCACCACTCTAAATTGCTCGCATAATTGTTACTTTTATTCTCGTCCTTATGATTTACCTGTGGCAAGCTGTCTAAGTTTTGAATAAAAGCCTCTGCTACCAATCTGTGTAGCAATTTCATCTTGCATGAACCGTTTCTGTAAAGATGAACCTGAACATATCCCCGATTGTTCTGTTTTGTGCTGATTATTCGTCCATGTCTGATTTTTCCGTCGTCGCTAACCCTGTCTAATGATTTCACTCTACCCAGGTTGCTTACTTGGTACAACCCTTCATAGCCACGCACATTTTTCCATGTCTCTTTCATAGTCCACAGCCTTTCTCCAGCCAAATTCTAAGCATAGAAAAAGGGCAGGAGGCTGATTCCCTGCCCACGGTTAATTACTCCGTCTATGCTATAGAAACGCAACATGCGTAACTATCAAAGCAAAACCTTTACTTCCTTGTGATCTCCGCTTAACCGTATTTCTTGCAAAGCGTGTGATGTTGGCGTCAGCATCTTCCGTGCGGCATAACCGGAATATCCCAGCCATGACGTGGCTGTAACCGCGATAAACGGCTTTACCGTTACCCGATTATTGTGAGTGTCCACCACGATCTTGGCTGGACGTGTAACCGCGGGCTTATGCGTGTGCCCGGTGCATAAGATATCCACACCGTCAAATGCCATGCCGTACCGTTCATTTCGGTTAATCGCCCCACCTGTCAGCGCACCGCCTCCGCTCCCGTGTACGCATACCATGGTGTATGTCGGGTTCTTTGCCCCGTTCCCGTTGGCCTTGCCAATCCTGATTTTAACAATAGCCATATTCTCCCGGTACAAATCTTCCAAGTCCAGTTTGCAGGCCACATCATACAGCGGGTTATCATCCGCATCCTTCTCCGACCTGGCGCAGTGATTCCCAGGCACGATACACAGGATTTTGTTACGCACATCTCTCAGTTGCTCTACCAGCCACTGCTTCTGCTCACGTGGCCGCATGGTTTCTTCGTAGCTGTTGCTAATGGATGATTTCAGCGCGTTATTCATCATGTCGCCCAGAATTACCAGATAACTGTCCGGCTCTTCCCGCAATCTGTTTTTGAAAAGCATCCACTCTCGCATCAGGCATTCCTTTGCACCTATATGGAGATCGGAAACCGGATAAATAACCAGGTCTTTATTATCGCTGAACCCCTTCACGATGATGTCAAAATCGTCTTTCACGGCCCGTCTCCTTTTTCATATGTATCCCCAATCCCGCCCGCGCAGATTCTTGTAATGCCGCGCTATCCATTTGGTTGCGGATGTTGGATTTGCACCAACGACCTCCAGCGTATGAGGCTGGCGAGTTACTGCTACTCTAATCCGCCATATAATTAGAGCGCCCCGGATTTACCGAGACGCTCTCTATAGATTTCCACAATACTATTATAAGCCTTGATTTTTTCCCCGTGGGATAAATATCAGAGCAATTTCAAGTTTTCTGCTACAAAATACAAGAATCGTTTTCTCCAATACAGCCATGTTTTGTAGTGCGCCGGTTTATCTACCGGCCAGCCGCCGGATTCAACATTCTCCATTACCCCGTGCCTGTAATCCTCTGGCACTTTCATCAAAGCCTTCTCTATGGCGTGGAGATCAAAATACAGCCTGTCAAGTTTTTCAGCCTTTGCGACAACAGGGTTTCCGGGCAATCCTCCTTTTGGAAGGCCGTCGGATGGAGGAGGCGAACTATTTAATACCTCCTGGTATTGTCTTTTCATCCTGTCATAGTCTCGAACCACAGACAGCACCCGCTTGTAAACAGTCGGCTCAAGCCAGTATGGGTTATTCTTGTGTGGTTGATAGTCTCGCATCCTTGCCCTCCTCCGCCATCCGCCTCATGCGCTCTCGCTTATGTATGATCCTGGTCTTGCGCTGGTTGTCCAGATATCGATTGTGCGCCTCGTCCCTCTTATGCGGCTCCATGCAGCCTCCACAGGTACAGATGACACGGCAGCCATCAAATGTCCTCCAGCGGCAATGCAGATAATAACAGGTGCCGGTCATTGCTTATCCTCCGGAGGTCGCTTGGATGCCATCCTCAGGCAGCACCCAAGCACAAACCCAAGGCACCCAGTAAATACATAAGTGCCGACTAACAACAAGATCATCCAGCCGCTAGATAGATCAATCACCATTTGTGTGCGCCTCCTCCTCAGGTGGTTCTGGCAGCGGCATCCAGTGGGTTATATGTCCGCGCCATCTTACCCATATACGACCCACAATCCTATCTGTGTCAATTTTTATGCTGCTATGAGGCACAAACACAAGCACTCTTGTTTTTTCCTCCGGCAACCTGTCTTTAACGCTGATCCATTCATTCACCTTGCCCACCTCCGATTTTATCGAAATGTTTTTTAATTGCTTCTGCGGAGAGGTCAACAGTATAATTGTGACCGCATCGGTCGCATTCACAGCCAACACTTAACATGTCGTCCGAAAAATCATACTCACTGAGATTGATGCTTCCGCATTTCGGGCAGCGCAAGACATCGGAATTAACCAGGTCATCAAATAGGCATCCAAGCTCATCATTATATTCTCCAGATAAATACGTCCAGACCTCTCTACAACGCCGGCACATGCAATAGTCGTTAAACTCACCATCATATACACCGGTTTCGCGCGAATATTGTTCTCCCACCCCTATTTGCTTCCCGCAATACTCACACCGATGCAGCTTGCGCGCTATGTGTGTTGTACTATTCCAAAAACTCATTTTTCCCTCCGTATCCCGCGGCTGCAAAAATCATCCGCCCAGCAAAATAGATGCACCCAGGCACCATTGTTACAGATATAGCTAGGCTTGTCTGCCTGCTCTCCGTATTCGCAATCCTTACACCGCACCGCAGGAACAGCGCCAACTAAATTACTGGTGCTAGTGGTTATTATTCGCTCGATTTTTTCGCAACAAATTCCACAATCGCGCCTTGCTTGTTTCATTATTTCGCCTACATCAATCAGCTTCATTACTCCTCGCCTCCATCCATTCTCGTCCCGCAGTTGGGACAGTAGTGATAATAGTTAATACAACTGCCGTAATGCTCAAAACCGCAAGCGGTGCACTTGCTGCCTTCTATTTGCCGTCTCCAATCCTCAAAGCACCGCTCCCACCGCCCATGCTTATCCGGGAAAGCAGGCCCACTCGCCGTCCAGCTCTACGTTATATCTAGGCATGATTTCGCCTCCAACGCTTTTTCGGCCTCTTCGCGGGTCAAAAATACGGTTTTCCCGATCTTAGCATATAGGCTTTTCACCATTTTTCGCTCAACAATTTTTAGTGGTCGGTTTCGAGGAAATATGTAATCGCGACTATATCTTCCCACTTTTTTGCGATCGAGATGCACTCCTTTTGCCGCTGCTTCTTTTGTACTGCAACGCTTAATTTCGTATACTGTATCTTCCGGCCCAACAGGTAGCACCACCACTCGCCCCTCGCTATCCGCCTTGCCAAGCTCCGCAGCCCGCTCGACGGTGAGGCCGGTTGCACGATAGGCTTGTAGCTCCCTTGCCTCACTCCACGTTAGCTCCTTGGCGTGCAAACACGTCTGGTATCCAAGATTGTAAGCTTCGTCCTTTGTTTTTTCCAGATTAGGCGCAAGCTCCTCATAATAGGACAGCTTATCCACCCATGGGCCTGCAAATTCTGCATCTCCTACCTTGATCCGCCATTTTCCATCTTCATAACAGGTGTATCGTCCCATCGCTCAATCCTCCATTTTGTCCGGGTCAACATATTCCACGCCCAACTCCACAAGTCGGGGATCATCCTCATCATCCAGCACCGCAGGCTCGTATCCGTCGGCAGGCTTGATTTTGACACATCGGATATCTGCGTAATCGCCATAATTATGTTCCGACCAAAATCTATACCTTGCCTTGCTGGGTTTGGACTCGATCACATAGCTGCCCCATTCACGATCTTCGCCGCTCACAAACCAGAGGTACATGATTATTCCTCCTTCGCGCTGTGCCAGTGACACATCCCACAACAGGTTATAATATTTCCACTCAATGCAATTTTCTTGCAGCTTGCGCACAAACACTCCACCGCCGCATCCCGCTCCTGCTTTACCCGTTCCAACTCTTGGCTTAAGTTCTTGATTTCTGCCTCTAGCCTGTCTATTTTGTCCTCGCCATAAGGGCTTATTTCAAGCCTTTCTCGCAAATTTTCGCGGCCAAAATATAACCCCTTAATAACATTTGCCGCATATTTGCACTCATCTATTGCGTTAAGTGTTCCGTATTCCTGTAACCAGTCAACCAGATCGTCAAACATCACTTTCTCCCCTTCCTCCAAATCCCGGTCAGCGCGGATTATTTTTCTTTTTGCTGAGCAGTAATCACACATTGTGGGCTGTCTGCTCTTCCCGCCGCAATACGGGCAGGTGTATTCTCGTTTGTTTGTCATTGATAGGCCTCCAATCGGTTAGCTATGCCGGGGTTATGTTAGTTTGCGACCCTCACACTGGCCTTGATCCTGTATACTTCAAGCTTGTTTTTGCGTACGATTTTTGCTACTATCAATGAGCAATAACCATCGATTAAGACATTGTTTTCATCCACGATAATCGGATCAAGAGATTGATTTCTGGTATACTCCACAATGTGCCGACTTACCTTGTCGAGATCTGGATATCCAAAATTTTCCGGCACAATGATTTCTTCCGGAAACAATTTCACTTTGCGGGAATATAAGCGTACCGTTAATTTCTTGTCCATTTTTCATCCTCCCTCCGCTTGCAGCGGCAATGTGTCTTATTTGCGTTTAAACGGCCCATTTAGGCGTTTTAAATCAATCCGACCCCTTTTCATTGCCAAACACCAAAAAAGCCGAAATACAAGGAAATAATGGCAATTACGGGCATTGTATTCGTTGGCGGTCACATGTTGATAGCATCACGGTTCCTCCCGTCAAAAATGCGTATCAGTTTTTTGCAATGCTCACATCCGCATTTTTCCAATTCCACCAACTGGCTTTCTATCCTGTTCCGCATCTTCACAACATCCAAGTAACTGTCATGATAAAAGCGCTCCAACTCGTGCCGTGCCAGCAACGCCGCCTTTTCCTTTCTGGCTTGATCTCTATCAATCAGACCAACTCTATGCTGCCTATATAACTCTCGGAGAGCCAGATATAGCCACATATCAGGGTTACAGAGTTCACTGTCAATATCTGCGCCAGCCGCAGCCGCTTTTTCGATTTTGGACACATCAATCACGGTAATCACCCAATCCCATATACCACTCCAGAACGCGTATTGCAGATTCGCATCCATGGCACACTTCCGCATAATACCCCTGATCCGACAATTCTTTAATCCACCACTCTTGTTCATCGCTGGTGTCGCCTCTGTCTTCTCGTTTCATCTCTATGTATAATCCATGATAATCGCCCCTAGCAACGGGCAGGCACAGGTCCGGAACCCCTGGTTTTACCCCTTGCCTTTTGAGTTGTTTGCCCTCTATTTCGTTTCTGCTTCCGCCGTTTGGTATGTGGTGCAGTAGCTTGAGGGACGGCCACAAGTGTCTGACATCAGTCTGCTCAGACCACAGAATAACCGCGGCTTGATGCTGTGCCTCCGTAATTGGTTTTGGTATCATCTTTTTCATTCGCACATCACCCGATTCAATATTTGTGAGGCTTCTCCTTTGGTTAGTCCCGACGGGTCGAATCCTTTGCACCGACGGCGGATGAGGGCCAATTGCTTATCGCTTGCCGGTGAACATCCCCAACGTTTTGCGATGTTTAGATCCCAAACGTACCGGTAATCTTCGTAATGTGCGCAAAGACATTGATACGCCCTATCAAAGGCCGACTGCATCGGGATAACCTCCGTTCCGATTCTTACCCGCCCTAATTCGTCTGGACGCGGAATTCTCAACCGTTTCTTGCCCGGTAAGCTGCACACCATGGATCCGTCCGGCAGCCTGAACCAGTTGACATCATGGAGGATATACCGTTGTTCTTTCGCCCAAAGATCAACAATCTGTACGTTCTTGATCCAGCTTTCCGGGCAATCCGCCGCCATAATTGCTTTGTCCGGCAAATCGAACAACATTCCCTCCAACTCGTCTTGTCTGTTTCTAGGGACGTTTTCCAGGTCAATCCCTAACAGCGACGGCGCCGTACACAGTGACGCCTTCCCTGTTACGCCAACGCAATCAATTAAGTGCAGCCTGTCCTTCCTTGGAGAAAGTCTCAACCCTCTCCCAACCATTTGCGTGTATAGACTATCGGATTGCGTTGGTCTGGCGATTATAACCGTTTCTACCAACGGAATATCAGTTCCCTCGGTAAATACCATGCAATTAACCAAAGCAGGAATTTCTCTCCTGGTAAAGGCCGCTATGATCTCCGCTCTGTTTCTGGTCTCTCCGGTTACAATAGCGGCCCCTGGTATTCTGGAGGCTATCTCTTCCGCCTGATGTACAGACACCGCAAAAATCAATGTGGCCCCTACGGACAAATCCCTGTAAGCCTGCGCGATTGCGTCTGCTGTTCCTTCCATAGCTTCATCTAATTCCCCCGGAGCGTAGTCCCCGGATTTGGTATGGACATTTCGCAGATCGTATCCAATATTCACCCTCTGGCAGTAGATGTCTGACAAATATCCATTCTGTATTCCCCAGCGCAAATCCCGCTGAAAAATGATATCTTGGAATACATCGTTAAGTCTGGCGCTATCGGCACGGTTTGGCGTGGCCGTAAAGCCCAACAACAAGCGCGGATGAAAATGCGAAAAAATAGATTTATACGTTCGTGCGGCGGCGTGATGCGCTTCATCGCAAATGATGATATCAAAATCGTCCGGGTCGAACCTTTTTAGTCTGCGCGCCAGGCTTTGAACCGACGCGCTCACCACCTCCGCATTTGACGGCGCTGTTTCCTTTGCCATCTCTACTCCGGTACAGCAATCGAAATATTTAAGAGGTTGCCGTACCAGCTCTTCCCGATGTGATAAGATGAGCATACGGCCCCGCCTGGGGATATTGGCAAAGGTCACTGTCTTGCCCAGCCCAGTTGCCATCTGTACCAGGTATGATCCTGGAGGACGAGATTGGATTTCTTGAATGCATTCTTCCTGATATGGCCTAAGTTGCATCCGGATCCCCGCCTTTTTCTATATACGCCCGCGCCTGGTCCAGGATAAACATGGCTTCATCCACGCTATAGGAAACTGGCGTTGGTGATGTAAGTTCCTGCATAATTTTGTGTACACTTTTCGACATACAAGCAAGCCGATAAGGCGGTATTTTATATCCCATACGATCAATCGTAACCGCATCCATATGTCCATCTCCTTCCGTTGGCTGTGTTGGCTGCCGTTGGCATCGGGGAGCCAACACAAATAAGTGAGTGTTTATGCGGGTTTTCGGTACGTTGTTGGCACGTTGGCGCAATTTGCACATTTCTCTATACGGAAGCTTTATATACTGTATATACAAGCTTTCCTATATAGCTTATATATACACACGACAACAGCCAACATTTTTCAAAAATCCAGTATTCATGCTGGTTTTCGGGATTTTCAAGTTGGCAAAGTTGGCATTTTTAGGCTATATCTCTTCAAAGTCATCATCCTCACCAGGCGGATCGGCCGGCACGAGAAGCAGCGCCACGCACTCCGTATTAACGGTTGTATTAATCCGCTTGCCAACTGTGTACCGTTTTCCGCGCGTCTGAATCAGCCCTTTCTGCTTCATATACGAAAGCAGCGCTTGCCGGGAAAAGCCTCCTTCCTCTACCGCTTCTGTAAATTTTTTACTGATGATATACGCCCAGTTTTCTTCTATAACTCCGTATGTGTCTCCGTTTTCAATTCCTCTCCTGAATCTTGCAAAGTTCTGCTCTACCCAATCCCTCATATACTGATACCCGCGTTCTCCAGCAGAAACAGACGCTTTTGTTTGCAGGAACGTGGAGATTTGTCCAACGGTTATCGGATCACCATCACGAAATATCCATCGCGTAATCAGCTCATCCGCTACCACTATCAATGCGGCTGCCATGGCCTGTTTCTCTGTAGTATCGCTCTCCGAAAGCTGCCGAAACAGTTCTTGGTATCGCCTAATGACGGCATCCATCGTTCCTTCGGATTGCAGTTGCTTCAGGAACGCTTTTCCTGCAAACCCATAGTTTTTTTTCAGATCATTCGCTATTCTCATGCCGTCGCTGATGACCTTTCCGGGAGGGCTGCACTCAATATCAATGACGCGGTTCAGAGCCCCGGCGCCGTCCGTTAGCGTGGTAAGCGGGCTTTCCCCGGTTGTTAGGATGCAATTTCCCCAAGTCGGCGTTTTGTCCACGCCGCCCGATTTTGTGCCTCGTGTCCTGCCCACCCCTTGTGCCAGCGAATACACGTTAAACTGAATCTTCCCACGTGCGTCCCTTGCCAGCTGCAATTCATCAATCAGCAAAGGAAGGGAATTCAGGAAAGCGGCGGTCTTTTCGTGGCCGACCTCCGTTGCGTTGAACGTTTTGATGTATTTCCCAACGGCTGGGTTTCCCCACACGGACGCTGCCAGCATCAATCCAACCGTCTTTCCGGTTCCACTCTCTCCACCCCACAAATGGACGAAAAACGGCAGGCACCCAACCGGCTGCACCAATACACTGGCAAATGCTGCCGCCAACAAGATACGGGCCGTCAAGCTCATCTGCCGGCATTCCTTGGCGATGTGTGTCCATTCTTTTCCAGACCCGTGGCTCGTGATCGCCTGAAACATGTCCCGGTAGCAGGCGTCTCCGTCAAACACGAGTCCGTCAACGTACGGAGAAAAGCCCTCACCATCGATATACCCCAGCCGTCCCACACTTTTCTTTTCCGGTATCACCTCATAATTGATATTTTCCACATCGCTGATGTATTTGATTAAATCTTTGGCGTTCTCGCTGGTTACAGCAACCCCTTGATCAGCAAGCTCTAAAATTTTATTTGGCGATGCAAGCGTTTGTTTGCTGGCAATGATTTCTCTCCACTTCCTGCCCTTTGAAAATGCGATTTTCAGCTTTTCCACGCCAGTATCAATGTTAACCAGCCGCTCCACAGGCATGATTGGGTGGGGGCAAGCCATTTCATCGTCATCCTTTGAAACGCCGAAATCATCCGCCCTCCATTTGCCCGTACTTAATTCAAGCGGCTGTCCGGTGAACATGGTCGTACCGTCTATGTAGATTCGGTCTTTAGGGTTCTCCTGGCTCTTGATGAACTCCTTTAACGTTTTTTGGAACCCGTTCATCCCAACGTTTCTGGCAATATCAGCCATTTGTCGAATCGCTATATCCCGCTCAAACGGATTCCGGATCGCCAGTACCTCTTCATACGGAGCCGTTGTATAGAAATCATCCCTTGAAAAATCGGTTTTGATAGTATCACCTCCAGCGGTTTTCTGTGAACCACCATTCCAAATAATCTAATCTTCCTAGCAGCCGTGCATATTCTCCCCATAAATGGCTTTCCGCGGGTGGTTTCGGAGCTCTGTATATTCGGATGAACTCCTCTTGTTTTGCGTTGTATTCGGCCCTGTATGCCTCTAATTCCGCTTCCCGCCGCTCCCGCTCCCTTCTCAACCTTTCCATCTCTGCAGACGGCACCGGCTTTTTTAAATCCAGCCCCAACCGGAAAGCATCGTTCAGCCGCTCCATGGCCCCTTGAAAATTGCACCCGTCTATCTGCTGCACGAAGTCGAATACATCTAAATGCAGATCGCACACATAGCAGTGAAACCGCCCGTTTTTGATAGATGCGGAAGGATGCTTATCTTCGTGGAAAGGGCATCTGGCTTGATTCCTCGCACCAAAATGTACCCCGTACAGCTCCGCGACATCCCGGATATCTACCGTCGCCTTGATTTCTTTTGCCGCGTCAAACATCGCGGTAATCCACAATGCAGTCCAGGCGCTTGGTCGACTTGCAATAATCGCACCGTCCGCACCGTTCGGGGGCAATACGCCCGCGCTTGATGTCCGCAAATCTGCGGATTTTTGAGATTACATATTCCGCGGCAGTGTTCAGTACATCCGTTGGTATGGATATCAGAGCGATATCCGGCACTTTTTCCTTCGTGGCTGCAGCCAGTATAAACGGAAGACTATTTCCTTCCACCGCCCGATATATAGCTCCTTGTATGTCATACCCCCAAGCCTCTGCAAAGGGCAGCTTGCCTTTTCCATCTACCCATACCGGTTGGAAATCGCGCATGATTTTCAAGTCGACTATTGCCCGATCTGGATGATAACTGTCCATCTTAATTTTGACCGGAACTCCATCTATTTCACCGGTCATAATTACTTGGTTTTTGCCGGATATGTATTTCATAAACATAGGATCGCGCTCTATCCGTTGGATAATGTCCTCCGCTTGGACGTATTCCGTTTTCAGTGCCCCGTCTCGCTTGAATATATTGGGATAATCCATACGGAACTGCCCTAATTCTCCGGAAAAATAGGCGTCGATATAGGAGCCAATCAGTAAGGAGGTTGATTCGTCCCGGACATATTCGCCACGCAGCTCAGCTGCCGCCGATGCTTCGCACCTGTCAAACGCCTTGAACTGGGATGCACTCATGTACTCCCGCTGCGCTTCCTGAGAAAAGTAGTTCTCCGCTGTCAGGTTCACAATAGCTCAACCTCCCCGGCAAGCGGGTCTGACGCTGCTTTCGTGCTTGGCTTTGGATCTGTCGGTTCATTATCTGTGAGTACATCCCCAATGACTCTTTTTTCTCTCAGAGAGATGTCTTCCGCCTCTCCTTCCACCTGAATCCCCATTAATGCATCCGGACAGTATACCCTTGCAAAAAATGCGGCCGCACGATATGCCAGCATTTGTTCAGGCATATTTTTCCACTTGGAATTGCTCATCCAACCTTCTGCCTTTGCCATTGATATTGTTACATCTGTGCCGTAAACCATTTCCCCATCGGAAACCCGTATGGCCTCTATGCGGCATCCTCGGCTATCCGCCCCTTTTTCCCCAAAAAACACAGGGTGTGCATCTGAAAATCTAGGGTTCGCATGGATCATAGACATGCATGCCTGGCCGCTCCAGGACGGTTTGCCCTTTACAACATATAGATTTTGCATCACCATAAGAGGTGGCATACCCATCCGATTTGCCATATCGATAGCAACCATGCAATCTTCCGGTTTCCCGCGATATGCCTCCGGAACTAAACTGGTTTTTGAAAACGCACTCGCCACTCTTACGAGTTGATTAAACGCCTCTTTATCCGAAAATACATCTGCGGATATCTCCGCTTGCTGATGGATAACCATTTCTTCGTTCATCAATAACACCTCTAGTCATATTCATCAATTTCTTCCGGTGTCGCCGTTTCAACGCAGCATTCGCACCCGATTACTTCACCGCACCTTGTGTATAATCGATCTGCCAGCTCCCCACAGAAAGGGCATCGGCGGGCCGCGCTTCGTACTTGACATTGCCCACATCCATCACACTCTTTTCCGCCGGTTATGCACACCAAGGCCATTGACACCGCCTCCTTCCCTGGTGTATACTGAGAATGATAATATACTCTTCCTTGCCGTCCTCGCTGTGCTACCAGCGCGGGCGGCTCTTATTTTATTTATCAACCCACTCACCACACATAATATTTTCCGGTTTGCGACTGGCTGCTATCTTGCGATGATCGCTCATAGATAATCTGCAACGTAATCCTGCGTATATCCCGTAATCTTTTCCAGCCTCGATGCCACAGCCAGCCTTGATGCCACAGCCAGCCTTGATGTCATCGCCAGCCTCGACGCCACCGCCAGCCTTGATGCTCCTTTTGCAGCTTATCTTACCGGTAACCTCTAATCGTCCGCACACATATATAGAGCTATCTGATATTAGGTCTCCATCTATGTATTTGACATCGTTTGTACGCCCAAACACATCAAGCAGCCAAGATGCATGGCTATCTCTGTCATTCTCCGCACACTTGTCAAGGACGTCTTGATAATCTACTCCATCCGGATATTCGCTTTCCGGGAATGCCTCGCAAAACTCACGATATCCAGCTGCGCAAGCGCCTTTTGCTTTGAACATTTCTCGCGTGATTTTCATCGGTTGACCTCCGTTCCCTTAATTTTGCCCAGGCCCATCCGCCTACCACCATAATCACCCCAATCACCGCGCGCTCGATTATGTATGATCCGGTGTTGCAATATGCGTCACCCTCTGCACCCAAAAAGATCACAAACCCAGCTATGCCGATGATTGCGGGCAGCTTTTGATTCATGGTTTCACCTTCCTTTCAAATCCTTCCAACCGCAGGCTTGTTAGCATTTTGGCGCCGCTGCTTAACTTCCGGCTTACCGCTTACAAACCCAGTGTGCTTAGCCTCATACGCCAGTAGCCCATCCAGCGTAACTACTTTGTTTCTCGGGGTAATCTCAATAACCTCGCCAAAGTCCCCTCTATTCATCATCAATCTGGCTGTAGCCACGCTGATCCCGTATAAGTCGGAAATATCGTCGGGTGTATAGCGGTCTTTACTGGCCTGGAACAACTGCTTGTGTTTGCGCAGTATATCCAACACCAATTTTTCCAGATCGTATTCCATGGGATCACCTCATTTTATACAACGAGAATTTCATCATTAAGACGATTTGTGCGCAAACCTTTGTTATAAGAAATCAGTATCTGTCTGGCATATTTGGAATCCCCACTTAATGGAGACAGTTTACCGTCTCTTATAATTTCAAGAGGATTTGTTTTGTAAAGTTGGCTTGCAAATATCCGGTCGCTATATCGTCCTTTGTATACCTTGTCGAATATATATGTACCACCAAGTACCTCGGTAGATAGGCTTTCTGGCATTCCAAGCCAAGCATCTTTGATTAAGGATAATATGTGGATATACTCCTGTTCGTTTGTGTTTTTATAAATTTGGAACGCCTTTGATACAGCAACAATTTTGTTGAAAGCGCGCCCTTTGGTAAAATTAATATAAAGGCCAGACATAGCGGTTAACCGCACCATATTCACAACATCTACATCACCGGCTACATATAAAGCCTTTAACTTTGCTATTGTTTCAACATTTCTTGAAATCCCGTTTTGTTGGGAAAATAGTTCTGCTTCTTGTCTTTTTGTGAGGCCATAATATACTTTACAATCCACCATTAAATCAGAATTGTTATTCAACATCTTGAGGGCCGCTAACGTGTGCTGACCGTCAAACACATAATACTTTCCACAGCGAAATGAGACTTTAATTGGGTTAACAAGGTTCTCGTTGAAAGAGGCGGCAATCTTCTTCACACGATTAAAATCAATTTGGCGCTGATAATCAGGGTCTGATAAAATAAGTTTGCTGTTCACTTGCTTATAATCGAAATTTGTGTTATAATTGTTCATGTAAAAATTCCTTTCTTATCTCTTTTATGGCCGTTTCTGCTTCCGACAGAACGGTCATTATTTTTTTAGCGTTCTCCTGATCGTCCAACATGTTTTGGTTGCGTTGTAAGCATCCTCCGGTTTGCCGGATAAAGGTACCGGAAATTGCTTTAAGGTCATTTACCATGTCGTCAATACCATATACAATCTCTCTGCTCTGGTCGTATAAATCGCTGATGATTTTATCCTCGTATTTTTTACCCAGCTCTTCGACCTCTTTTGTTGTAGATATCACATCACCTTTGATATTGTGATATGACTTGACGGCATTGATACAACTCTTGCAGACGTTGCGGCCAGGGTAAAAATCTGTTAATGGTTGCTCCGCACCACATTTAGCACAAACCTTCTTTCCAGCCGGGTCTGCTTTGGCCTCCATGATTTCTCTAAATACAGCATTAACCGTATTTCCCTTTCCTCCTTCTCTCGCTCTCTGTATTTGTTCCGGTGTGCCTTCTTTCTTTATCACCTCCGCTTTCTTTAGAGTGTCATGGGATACACCGGCAATAGAGGCTAGCTCGTCACGTGACTTTTGTGGTGCAGATTTCTGCACAACAAAATCCGAAGGTTTTCTTATTTGCCGCTCCTTCGCCTTCGCCTCCACTTTTGACTTTAACTTCAACGCCAATTCCGCCCGTTGAAACGCCGTCATGTTCCTCCTCCCAAACTGATTGAGGATAATCCACTCAATAGCCTCATCACGGCTGGAAAAATCTTTGCTTACCGTTTTGAATGATATGTTGTGCTTCTGACATATCCTATACCGGTTGTGCCCGTCCACCAGGATATCGCCCCATAAAACCAAGGCATCTCGGCAGCCGTCTTTTATTATGTTCTTTTCCAACTGGCCGAACTCTTCATCCGTCAGCCTCGGTATGAGGGATTCAAATTCATTATCGATTTGTATTGACAAGTTCGCTCTCCTTTCTGCCCTCATTAAGAGGGGGGGCTGTTTTGTGAATTGCTTTCACCTCATCTTTGTGGTAATATTGAGGCAGAAAGGAGGTGAAAATCATGACGAAAAAAGAATTATCCGAAATGGTTAATGACACTTTTAAAGAAACCTTGGAAAAGAGTATGGACTTAATTAAACAGGATTGTTTGGAAACTCTACACGCAAACAGCGACGATAACGGACAAGTTGATTTGTTTAATGCTCTCGTTTCTTTAATGACAAACTACATGGGGTACGCGGCAAATTTTGGTGCGCTGGCAGCAATCAAAGTGTTAGACCAAGTCGGCGCGATTCATCTTGAGCTAGACGATTAATTGATTCGGTTATCTCTTTTTCGAAATCGGCTACCGTAATTCTTCTAGGCCGCTCTTGTATCGCAACTACAAGGGCGGCAATTTCTTTGGGCTCCGCCTTGATATTGATGTCCACTTTTTTCACCTCCTTCCCGCTCTTAGAAGCGGGTTTTCTTATGCCGGCTTTTCTTGTCCGGTATCCTGCGGCTTATCCCGGATCATGCCGATTGCTTCCCCAAAGATAAGCAATCTTTCCTTTTCACTTTCGGTTAGGTTGGGGATGGCTTTTTTGAAAGTGCTAATGATCTTTTTTTCTTTATTAGTCATGGCGATCACCTCCTTTTACGGGTTGTTTTTATGTGTAAAATGTGGTAATGTTGGGGCGAGAGGATGTGGATGTATGGGACTGTTTGATTTCTTTAAAAACAAAAGCGCGGGCGTGGAAAAACAATATACTGAAAATGGGAATGCATACTGGGTTACAAAACCAATCTCTGCTGAAGAATACGAAGAAAAGAGGAACGCAGAAATAGCATGGTTAGAATCACATTATGACCTCACTTCCGCGCGTGGAATTATGTCGATCCCCGAATGAGACAATCTGCCGAGACCAACATTAGGCGACAGCGATGGATTTAGAAGTTACACGGGGGACATTGATTATTATCTTCGAGCAAAAAGCGCGCAGTATGAAGAAGCCGGTAATATAGAACTTGCCATACTCTGTTTACGAAAATCAAACGCCATCGGAATGGTTGCACGTAGAGGGTACCGAAAAGACGACTACTATTCATTAGTCCGGCTTCTTGCAAGAAATGGCTATGTACAAGAAGCGACTATAGAAAAAAGCAAAATTGATGTATTCTTTGGCGAGAATATCGTTGACACAATCTGCCTCAATGGACGCGAGCAAGCAAACAAAATCATTAAAAGCGCTTACGAACTTGGAACCGGTTTACTTATCATGCAAGCGCATGAATGTGCCTGCTCGGAGTGCGCAAAATATCAAGGGCGCGTTTTTTCAATTTATGGAACAGATTCTCGTTTTCCTCCGCTTCCAGAAGCGTTTTATGAATACGGGGCAATTCACAAAGGATGCAGGCACTCTTTTTTTCCATATGTAGATGGATTTAGTGACCCGGGACTTGATTACACTCTTTCAGTCCAAAAGGCAAAAAATCCAAATTACCGGAAGAGCATTATTGCTTTCAGCAACCGACCGTTTATTGATGACAGACCCGAGGAAGATATCAATGAGGCTTTAGAACGAATTGAAAAAGAGAAAATAGAAACCGCAAGAAAAAAAGATTTAGAAGATCATATGATTGAGCGAGAAGCTAAACGCGGCACCGAAAAGCGAGAGTATAAATGGATACAAGAGAATCTTCCGGAAATCTGCCCGAAGTCTTTTTCTGGGTATAAGCGAATGAAAAACTCAAACACGAAGAATTTCCAAAAGATCGTTGCCGAAGCTAATAGACTGGGGCGAAATATTGATTAGCTTAGCTATACAATACCACAGCATAGCCAATTTGTCAAGCGTTATTATTCGCTCTGCTAATATTTTTCTTGACATTAGTTTTCTGATATGCTTTAATTAAGTTACAGATAAAGGAGGCGATATCATGAATGAACGAATTCAAAAACTTATTGATAGTCTTAATATAAAAAAAGCTGAATTCGCTAAGCGATTAAACCTTTCTCAACCATTTGTATCCGAATTGTGTTCTGGCATAAAATCCCCCAGCGACCGCACCATAGCGGATATTTGCCGTGAGTTCAACGTATCTGAACGCTGGCTCCGCACAGGAGAGGGTGATATGTTCGTCCAACTTTCTCGCGACGAAGAGATAGCCGCCTTTATGGGGGACATACTCAAGGGCGAGGATGATAATTTTAAGCGTCGGTTTATCGCAATGCTCTCTAGGCTGGATGAAAATGATTGGGAACTGCTGGAGAAGATGATCGATATAATAAAAAAAGACTGAGCCTTTCGGCCCAGCCTATAAAACATTGATTACTTTTTGATTGATTTTAGAAATTGATATGTAAGTGCCGCTTCTCGTTCACTGATATTTCCCAGCAGATCAATTATTTTCTCTTTATACCAATCTACTTCCAGCGTATCTCCTTTCCTAATTTCTTGGCCCGCTCTTTTTTCGTCCTGCATGATACGCCCTTCCTCTCTTTCCAGAACATCCGTTCTTTTGCTATAGTATAACACCATAGTCGCCACATTTCAATACTTAATTTTCTATGTCGCGCAGTTTTCCAAGTATTTTCAGTTATTTTTCAAAATATATCGAATAGTATCCGCTGAAAATATTATACGACATAATCTTCCAAATTTTTCATGGTAAAATCTTCCATCACTTAGAAGATTTGCCTTGATATTCATACAATTTGACGGTCGCTCCCATGGCGCGTGGATTGAAACAAAATAAAAAATCCCGCCACATCTCAGATTTGAGACATGGCGGACGGATGGAGGGCAGGGCTCCAGTGCCCTATCGGGCAATTACTATATTAGTCTATATAGAGATCAATGTCAATCGCTTTCTTATCCATGTCGAAAATTAATTAATAAATTATTTATTAAATGCATTGACAAATAATTAATTATGTATTATAATAGAATTATAGGGAGGGGATGAAATGAAGGGGTATTCATCTAGGGAAGTGATGAAGATGCTGAAAGAAGATGGGTGGTATGAAGTCGGTTGTGATGGAGATCATCACCAATTTAAGCATCCACAAAAGAAAGGGCGTGTAACGCTCACTCACCCGGTTAAAGATATACCAATAAAGACTTTAAAAAGCATAGAAAAGCAAGCCGGGATCAAGTTTCCTTGATTCCGGCGGCACATCCCAACGATACAACAAGGAGTGATTGAATTGAAAAACAGATACGCATATATCGCGTTGTTGTCATCTGACGAACACGGTATCAGCATTGAGTTCCCCGACCTCCCTGGATGCCTCCCTTGCGCCCGGGATATGGACGAAGCTCTGGATAACGCCAAAGAGGCTCTCGGTCTCCACTTGTGGGGTATGGAGCAAGACGGAGAAGATATACCAGAACCGACCAAACTTAATAGCATCAACGTGGAGCCGGATTCCGTGCCCGTACTTGTGGATGTCTTTATGCCGCCAATCAGAGACAGGATGAGAACAAAATTTGTGACTAAGACTGTATCGCTCCCTGCGTGGCTGGCGGATGAAGCAAATCGAGATGGAGTAAATATTTCTGGTCTACTGCAAAAGTCATTGATGGACTATTTAGATGTCCGTGCACCGAAAATTAGACCGTAAAAATAAAAACCGCCCCCTGGCGCTACCAACACCAGAGAGCGGACTACCGGGCCGGATGGCACACGATAGGCTACCAAAGCGCCTATATTGTACCATCCTCCCGGTGAAAAATCAACACCAGGAGGGACCATTATGCCCAAAAAAAGAAAAGATGGCCGGTATCAACGCAAAATAACTCTATCAGATGGCAGACAAAAAATCGTGTACGGCCGGACGCTGGCGGAACTTAATGCTGCCGCGGATGCCGTGCGGGACGAGGACCGCCAAGGGATCAGGGTTGGGGATGATACCCTTGTGGGCGAGTGGGCGAAAATATGGATCGAAAAATACAAGTCTGATCTGCGCCCGAATACCCTGCGGATGTATAAGGACGCCTATAACATACACATCCTCCCGCTGCTGGGGGACATGGAGTTGCGATCCGTTAAGCCTGTACACGTGCGCGAGGTCATGTCCGGCGTATCTGAGTTATCCGAGAGTTTGCAGCACAAGGTATTGATTACCATGCGACAAATATTTCAGACGGCTCAACAAAATGGTCTCATCGCCAAAGATCCTACGGATGGCATTAAAATCACGCCACACGCTAAGCCGGATAAGGTTAAGCATCTTACCAAGGATCAGGTGCGGGCGCTGCTAGAGGCCGTCACAGACGATAAGGCGATGGTGTTTGTGGGACTGTGCTTATATTGTGGCCTAAGGCGTGAGGAGGCTATGGGGCTGCAATGGGGAGATATCAAGGGGAGCAGCTTGACTGTAAATAGAGCCTTGGCATTTGTCAAAAATCAACCAGATCCATCCCAGGAGCTTAAGACCAAGGCGGCCCATCGCACGATACCAATTCCAGAGCCATTAATGGATATTCTGCGCAACACGCCCAAAACCGGACTATACGTCATCACCAAAGCAGATGGTGGACCGATGACGCAAATGGCATTTAGGCGGCTGTGGGAAAAAGTCACAAGCGTTATAGATTTTCCTCTCCACCCACACATGCTCCGGCACACTTACGCAACCAATCTGTATTATGCTGGCGTGGATTTGAGGACCGCGCAATACCTATTAGGGCATAGCAGTATCCAGATGACGGCACAGATATATACGCATCTGGACCATAAGGACGGGTTAAGCGCGGCGGATAAAATCAACGCCCAATTTGCCTCTATCGGCTGACTACTTTTTGACTACCGCGCCACATATTTCTGTGTCGTGTAAAAATCAAAAAATCTAGTATTTAAGCCACTTTTTAACGACACAGAGCTGCTTAAAACACATAAAAATATGATTTGTAATCAGCAGGTCGGGGGTTCAAATCCGTCCACCAGCTCCACGTAAACCCGCATGAACACTAGGTTCGTGCGGGTTCTTCTTTTGCTTAAATATAGATTTGACTACCTTTTGACTACTTTTTAAAAATTCTCAGATATATATCCATTAATAACATCACCCCACTATAGCATACCAGATAGATATGCGATGGTGGGGTGGTAATATTTTCCGGTCACTCCAAAGAGCGGCCGGATTTTTTCATGGACGTGGGAAAGATTGATCTGAAGAGGGGAGAAAGGATAATCTTATTGTGGTAGAATTGGGACATGAGAAACAAGTCAAATGAATAGAAAACAATAATAATTTATCAAAACTAAAGGCAAAACATTATATAAAATATACAAACCGTATCCGCAATGCAATTTTTGTGTTTACTTTTATAACTTTTTGGCATATAATAATAGCAACAGAACCCGACACGCCTCTCAACGATGCGTACCACGTCGGGTCATTTAATTTGTTGGGGCTGTTAATATATGTTGAAAGAGCAACAACCAGCTTTGAGCGTCGATGGGCAAGTTGAAAATTTACGGAATCTGAAGCTATTCATTGATAACGATGAATATGCTAAAGAATTTCTCAATGATGTATCTTATTTTCGCTTAATCAAAGCTTACAGCCTTGGCCTAAAACCAAAAAATGGGATTTATAACGATGGTGTGTCATTTAATCAAATTGTCGAATTATATAAATTCAATTGCAATTTTAGACAATTGCTTTTTACCGTCATCGAACGTGTCGAGGTAAATCTGCGCTGTAGAATTGCAAATCATTTTTCTTATAAATATGGGGTTCTGGGTTACGAAGAACAAAACAACTTTGCAAATCCAATATACCATAAAGAGTTTTTAGAAGACATTGAGCAAGAAGTCAATCGAAATTCTAAATCACCGTTCGTCAAAAACTTTATCAACAATTATCAAGACTCTAAAATACCAATGTATGCACTCATAGAACTGTTTAGCTTTGGTACGCTTTCGAAATTTTTTAAGAACATGAAAAATGAAGATAAGAAGGCGGTCGCATCTACTTATAATGTAGGGTATACTTATTTTGAGAGTTGGATCGAAAGCATAGCATATGTGCGCAATCTATGTGCGCATTACGGCAGAATATATAATGCAAAGCTATCAAAAACTCCGATACTGTACAAACAATATACAGATGCCGGAATTGGGAATATACGGATATATGGAGTTTTGATCTGCCTTTTTTATCTTGTCCCTCATGATATTCATTGGGATGATTTCGTACATCAAATTGAGTTGCTTATTGAAAAATATCCAGCTGTAAAAATAGAAACAATGGGTTTTCCTGACAACTGGAAAACTTTTCTGGAAAATAAAAACAGTTGGAATTGATAGACAACACAAAACCGGGAGCACCCAATAGGATGCCCCCGGTATCTTTTTATACACAAAAAACGGGGACCCGCCAATCCGGCAGGCCCCCGCTCCGTTTATACTGTGTTTTTCCTTCCGGCCGTCAACTTCCCGGCCAAATCACTGACAAAATTAGCTCCACGACTGGCAAAAATACCGGTCAGCAGTACCCCAATCCAGGGATAGGCCAGGCTTACCCCGATGGCCGCATACATATCCGCCCCCGCCGCGAAGCAGAGCAGCACGGACACGATCACAGCTATGATCTGGGTTACAGCGGTTTTGGCCTGCCGCTCAGAAAACGCCTTGACAATGCTCTTGCCATACTCCACCAGGGCCTCCACGGTGACGGCCAGCATAACGATTAACGCGAGTTTATCCATTATGTATTCCTCCTCATTTTATGGGCAGCGCCCGGATTTCCGTCATAATCGAGTGAATAAATCCATTGCCGCCCAGTTTGTGATAGCTCTCATACATGGCCTCAATGCAGTCCAGAGAGTATTTGCCGATGCAGCCCTTACCCATGAAATAATCATGGGCCTGGACTATCTGATATCGCATGGTATCCCTCTGAGCCTCCTGCAAGACCGTGTAGGTAATCTTGATGTCTTTGAGACGCTTGGATATGTACCGCCAAAACCCGCCGACAATGGCGGTCAGCGCGGCCACCAGCAGCGGGGTGATGATCTGGCTCCACGTGATCCCCATTGGTTACCCCACCTTTTCCAGATCCTTGATATAGGCAGTGCCGGAATATGCACCGGCAGCATTTCCGATCCGGGCTTCCGCGCCATCCTTGACGATTTCCAGCACAGTAAAGACAGTCTTGCCATCCTGTGCCCAGGAAGGGATCCCTTTGTTGCTGGACCCGCTCCCCCATTGGGTGACACCGGCCTTAAACACAACCTTGTCGCCAGCCTTGATGGTTACCGGTTCCGGCTTAATCTCCGGCTCCTTCTGTTCCTCTACTTCCACCGCGTGGGCATCGATCCAGGCTTTCAGATCATCCACTTTTACAACTTTTCCCATGATTGTCACTTCTCCCTTCATCTTCTCCCGGACTCTTGCCCGGAAATCGTCCATTGTCAGCCCGTGCCGGTTCAGCCAGTTCTCCGGGTCTCCATGATTGGAGCCGTATCCCAGCGCGTGGGCCTCCCTGTGGCTGACGATGCTCTCCGCCGTCAGTCCGTATTCCCGGCAGAGCAGGACGCAGTATTCCACCGCCGCCGCCAGCACTTCATCCAGATAATCGCGGCTGACAAGATCGTCCTCCAGCATCTCAAATTGGATATGCCCGGTAGGATCGTAGTTGTAGCTGCCCTTTTTACCGCCGCCCACACCCCAGGCGGCCATGGTATAGGGCAGGGTGTTCACCACCGCGACACGGCCGTTTTTGTCTTTTCCGATAGCCCCGTGCACCAGAGTCTGGGCGTCCGCCCGGTTCCAGTGGTTCCCATAGCGGTTGATTCCCAGCTGCTCCGGACAATCCACATACCGGCACAAATTGGGATTGTTCGCCCCGGTGCTGTGTACCACGATTCCCACCGGCTTCATGGGGGTGCCCTTTTGGTAGCAGGGATTCTTTGTTTGATAACAGGTGATGATGTTCATGTGTACCTCCTATTGATTATTTCCACCGGCCGATTGCGTACCGGTAAGCGGTGATGGTTTGGTTCGCGGCGGCTGCCGTCGCGCGCAGCAGAGTAATGCCGCTCGCAGTTGATGTCGTACCGCCGTTAGCATTGATCGATGATATGGTGTTATAACCCGTGCACTTTGCCTGCGCGGATTCGTAGGCCAGGGCCGTAAATAACCCCGATGGAAAGGCTACAGTCGGAACATCGTAAGAGTAAGCGCTGCCCCAGGCGGCAAACGTTGCGTTTGTCACGGTTTGTGTACCCCAGCATTCCGCCACGCCGCTAGTCCATTTGCGGTATGTCCAAATACCACTTGTGCCCTGCTGCACGATATAATCCGCAGTAGGCGGCGCATAGTCTGTCCCGGATACTGCTGTAGATACCGTGCCGTTTGACGCTTTGAGGATACCAGATAGATTCCCGATTTGCATGCCGCCGGTAAACTTAGAGATCCAATCGCAGCGGAAGCAATCTGATTCTTCTGCCACCCCGCCGAACCGCCAGGAGTGTAAGTCAGGATTCCAGTTAAAATCAACCGCAACGGTTGGTATATCCGCTGACACGCTGCCGGTTTCTCCGGCCTGGTCTGTTGCGCTGACCGTGAGCACTCTTGTTGTATCCGTCCCTACCTCGGAGATATAATAGGTTTTTTCCCCTGCCGCTTGAGCGGTTGCGCTGGCTTTTGTAACGCCATCCAGCTGCACGGTTATATTTGCTGTATTGCTGTAATCGGATAGGGATAACCCAAGGGAAAAGGATACCTGTATATCCGCCCCGTTGTCGTTAGCTGTCCATACACCGCCGGAATATGTGCCTCTGGCATAGCTAAGATTGTTGATGCCTGGTACGCTGTAGGCAAGGACCGTGATGCTCCTGGTTGTGGTATTCGTCCGCCCGCGTCTGTCCGCTGCTGTGATCGTGATTGTTTTGCTGCCGGCGCTCAAAACATTGGATGTCCAATCCGCTCCGCTGCCATCCCCGACGCCTGTAATGCTGTAAGAGGCCATGGAACTGCCGGCGCCGGGCGATGCAGACGTGACAACCCTCGCCTTTGACCGCCCTGCCACATAGATCCCCTTGCTTGATAGCCAGGTGTTAGAGTTCACCGGCGTGATTGTTACGCTGCTTATAGTAGGTTTTACCGCAGTCGCCGCAGTCGCCGTAAATCCGACCGTTTTCCGGCCAATCTCCGCGCTCCCGCTATAGGTAATGCAGGTAATTGTTCCGCTGCCGGATACCGACGCCGGTATTTGGCTGAGCAGTGACGTCGGCGGCGTCCAGGAGACAGAGGCGGCTGTGGTCTTGGTGGCGATTGTACCGCTGGTGCTGCCGAATACATAAGACAGCGTGTGCGTAAAGGCTGTACTTGCGCGGTTTATTGTAATCGTACCGGCCGTCCCAATCGTAAACCCACCGAATGACAGAGAGGACGCTCTCGGGATATCCGTCAGAGACATGGATCCGGACAAAGACATTGGGCCGGGTGTGTAGGATGCCTCGGACATATCGATTGACGCTGACACAGACATAGATTTTTTCCCGTCGCTGTTGTGCGCAATCGTTGCCGTGCCGCTTTTGATGGTAATAGACGAATGCGTGCCAAGCGTAAACTGCGGCGCGCTGCTTTTGGCCTGGCTGGATACCACGGTCCCGCCAAGGCTGATACTCCATCCAATCCGCCACTGCGCAAAATTCCACCCGCCCGATTTTAGATCGAGAGAATAGGATACAGACGACGTGTTATCGTCAATCGACGTGCTGTTTTCCGTCACGGTTAAAACCAACGTAAAACCGTTTGAGGTTGTTGCCGACGAAAACGTCTTGGTTTGCAGAGCCATATCAATCCACCGCCTTTATGCCGGATATGCTACCATTCGGCTGCACTACCAATACCCCTGGACCAAGCCGGAACCTCAACAGATTCGTCAGCTCCCATGTGGTTGGCGTCCACAGCGATTGCACAGTCCCGTCAGACAGCACAAATTGTATACGGTCGTTTTTGTGCTGCAATAGGATGGGACTGCTGGAGTCTCCCAGCTCCAACACCCCGTCGCCGTACCGCATGTATTGGGATAGGGTTTCGAACTGTTCCCGGGTTTCCTCTGCGCTGGCTGTATTAGCGTCCGTTTTTTCCTGCAGCTTCTCCAACCGAACGGTAAAGCTATCCGACAGAAGCTCCGTCGATGCGGATACGGTCTCTTGCACGCTGTCTTTTGTGGCATATGTCTCCGATACAGTCTGCGTAATCTGATCCGCTGTCTGTTGGATTTGGCTGGATATATTGCGGGTCTGTTTATCAATTGCCTCTGTTATTTCATTTTCTGTATCCTCTGGAGCAGGGGTCCAGTCGGTTGGTTTGTTGCCGTATTCCAGTTTTGGCTTTTTAATACTAAACGGAAGCGTAGTATTGCCTTGTATCTGTATATAGAACATTCCAACGTCGTCGCCGCTGCCGCTCTCAAAGAACGTCTCATCTTCCACGGTAAATGTGTACGAAACTCTAACCCATTTACCGGATTCAAACCCTGTTCTCAAACCTCCGGTTGTAATTGTATGCCATTTGGTCCGGGTCAAGCTCGTTCGGCTTGCGCATCCGGCCGCAACAAGATAAATACCTCCACTAGATAAAGCGGCAAAGGCGTCAGCATCTTCAACTTTTACCCAGACTGACAACGTAAGAATATTACCGTACAACATTTCTACGGGAAGCACCAGATCGCTAGCATAATTGGCTAATGTTCTCCAAGCGGACGATTCTAACTCCGAAAAAACAGCTATGGTAATACCTTCGCCATCGGTTTCGAACGTGATACTCGATTCCTTATACCAACCGTCGAATGTGCCGGTTCTCGGCAACAGATTTCTACCGCCGATTTCGATATCATTGATCGCCGTAGTTACTTCTGTCTTGGTAGCCCTCAGCAAAATTTGTTCGGAATTTTGGGTAATCGATGTCTCTGCCGTCGTCACACGCACGGCCAAAGCATTCACATCCGCTTGGGCTGCATCTGCCGCCTGTTTCGCCGCGTCCGCCGCAGCCTGTGCGGAAGCTGCATCCGCATTCGCTTTGTCTGCCGCCGCCTGGGCCTCCGCAACCGCCGCTTGGGCCGCCGCCACTTCTTCTTCCGTTGCGTCAACTCGTCCCGTAACGGCCGCTAGGTTCTGCTTGGCCGTGGTAAGGTCTGCCGCCGCTGCAGCTGCTTTTGCGTCAGCATCTTCGGCTGCGCTCTGTGCCGCGGCAGCCGCTGCAGCTGCTTCATCCGCTTTAGCCTGTGCTGCAGAAGCACTGACCTGCACGGTATCCACCCGCTGCGCCAGTGACGTGATCTCTCCCGATACCTTGTTGACGTTAATCTCCGTCCGTTTTACCGCCTCACCTATCGTGAGGCCGCCCTTGGTGTTGGTTGCCTCCGTCTGGCCGGGCAGATCCAGGGTGATGGTGGATGAGATACCGCCGTTATAGATCAGTGACTCACCAGCCACAGCAGACCGGTACACTTTACCCGCCGTTTTGATGCAGAGGATGTCTCCAGTATCTGCCGCCGGATCTCCCCGCCATTTGATCCGGTGGGATCGCAGGCAGCAGCCTTTGATGGCGTTCCACAGATCCTCAATGACCGCCAATCGCTTATCCTCTGCGCCATAGTCCAATATGCCATTATTGGAGATTACCAGCTCCGACGGCCCACGGGATGCCACACTGTCCGCGTCCTCTCGATAGACGATATCTCCCTGCGGATCTCGCGATAGCACCAGACGGTTGATGGGGCCGTGCTCATCGTTAATCCCAACGTCAAACATAACGTTCTCATCCATAACTCGCAGATGCGGACCCGGATGCTTCGTCACCACCGGCTCCGTCAGCCGATACACCACCGTCACCGGTGTTCCGGCGGCCTTTTGGGCGGCCAGGTAGGATTTCCAGGCGGCAAGACTATTGGTATCATAATTTGCGTCATATACGGCCATTCCCTTTGAAGCCGTGGTATCCATACTTACCCCTGTCGTACATCTATAGCTGTTGTACATCGTTTGTGTCTGGTAATGGGTACAGACGATATCCGGCAAAACTTGGTTGCTATCTAATGTCACGATATCAGACAGGACTAACGTCGGCCGATATTTGCTGGTTTCAACGGTCCCGGATAGATGCCAATTCTCCGTCCCGTCCAACTCCATCCGCTTCCATCGCCGGGTCTCGATCCCCGTTGCTGCGTCGTATTCATCGCTCACAGTGCCGTCGCCGTACAGCGGTTCCAGCGTCGGCAGGGTTACGGTGGCGCCGGTATATGGCTCGTAGGCCGTGGCGGTATTTCCTGACTCCAGCTGAATATCGTAGTACCGCACCGTCCGGGCGCCGGTGTTCCCGGTGTCCATGGTGAGATGCAGATACAGCCCGATATAGCCGGACGCTCCCACCGTGATGGTTTTGCTCCCCGACGCTGTCACTGTGGTAAGGGCCTCCGCCGTATCCGTCAGGGTTTTCTTCATGTATACACCCAAATTCGGCGTAAAGGCGGAATCGTTGGTTTCCATCTTCACCCGCAGCGTATAAGTGCCCGCCGTAATCGGCCACCACAATCGCTCCGCCGCCCATGTGGCGCTGCTTGCCGACGGCATCGTCAGGGTGACGCCGTTGTTGTACCGCTCCACCGTGGCGCTGCCAGTCCCCTCTACTGAGCTGCCGATCTGACAGGGGCTTTCCAGCCCGATCAGATTCTTCCCGCAGATCATTGTCTTGACAGGGGCCACCCCCGCCAAGGTGTAAGGGTTATCTGGCCCCTTGTCTCCCGTTCCCGTCTCCATGGTCCGCCCGGCAATCTTTTCCGTCCTGGCGGTTTCTCCGCTTTCCGGCGCCTGTGTCCACACGGGGATCAAGGACAATTTGCCTTCCCGGTCTAGCTGCCCATTACACAACGCCGCCTCGGCAATCTGCCCCAACACCTGTCGGCAGGTCTCCTCGCCTGAGAAATTGGGCGGCTCGGTCAGCTGACGATCAGATCCCAAAAAATCCCCGCCATCATGCTGTAGGCCGCACAAGGCGCACACAGCCGCCAAATACGCCTTGATTGTGATGGGGTATGTGATATTTGACAGCGCCTTGATCTTGATCGTTCCCGTATTCTGGATCTTGTCATAAGCCGTTACCGTAGCCGTTTTTGCTGCTTTGTCCGTGTCCACATGGTCCACGTACAGCGGCGGCATCGGTACATATTCCACCGTCCCGTCCGGCAGAGTGAGGCCGATCTCAACCAGCACATCCCCGGATATGTCGGCATATTGTCCATCACGGTCGATCAGTTCTATGGCTGCCTTCTGGCTCGTGATGCTTCCGACCAGCTTTTTCCCATCTCCTCGGTCGTAAGTAATCTTCCGCAGATCCCCATCGTCTGTGATGACTTTTCCATCTATGGTGACCCTGGCGCGACACTCCCGGGCGGATGCAACCGCAGCGTTTTGATATACATTTGATACGCTATACACTGTGCACCTCACATTTCTATGAAGCTTAAACTCGTTTCTTCGTATGCGTTTTGTGACACATATACATTCAATAAAGTTATTTGCGTCTGGCCCACATAAGCGAGCATGGTCCTCATTGCGTTTGTCCTTGGATGTAAAAACTTAACCTCAAAAACATAACTGTATATGGCATCTAGTAGTGCCGTGGCTGTAGATTGATTCATCGGAAGAAAGTGACATGTTATTTTGTCTTTCCTGTTGACGATATCTACGGCATTATCTCCACGGGCGTTTCGACCGCTATCCTCGGACAAAAATACTGTAGGCTCATATGTAATCTTAATAACATATTTGGAAAAATCTACTCCATTGATTTCCAATACCTGTGCCATATTTTTGCTCCAATCAAATTGGTATAGGCAAACTGCCGTGTTGCCTGGCATAGTCACCTAGGGAATTAATGACTAACTCTGCCAGTTTTGCATCCCCGACTTTTACTGTGATGTGCACCGGGCCGGTTTGCAATTTTGATATTTCTTCCGCCATTACTTGTCGGATCAGTCCTTCAGGAGCTTCAATATTTCGACCGGATTTCTGATCCCCCAACACCGCCAAAAATTCTCTGTTTGGCGGAATCACAGCGCCTTGGGCGAGTCTTGGGATTTTGACTTCACTTATGTTTTTTAAATTAAATCCAACACTTTTACCGCCTATTACCGGCACCCAGTCAGGGACATCAAAGCTGAGCTTGTTTACAGCATTGATCGCAAAATTTATGCCTTTAATAATTCCGTTTGTCATGCCTTCAATTCCGCCGAGTATGGTATTAATAACGGTTTTGATTGCGCCCCATATCCCGTTAAAAATGCCCACAAAAAATTCCTTTACGGCGTTGGACGCCGGAACTATTTTTGTGTTCCACCACTTTTTGATACTATCCCATGCGCCCTTCAGCTTGTCTAAAATAAAATTCCAGTTTGGAGCAATTGCGGCAGCAAGGCCCGCCGCCCCTGCGACTATCAGCCCTATTCCAAGAGGAATCCCGGCGCCCGTAAATAACAATATGACACCGAGTACCAGCAAAGCTGCGCTGACAATAGCCACTACGGCTCCAATCGGCCCTTGTAATGCTGATACAATAGTGTTCCAGTTAGCCGCAACCGATGCGGCAAGACCTGCCGCCCCTGCTACCAATAGCCCAAGCCCCAATGGTAAGGCAGCTCCTGTAAACAGCAAAATAATTCCAAGTACCAGCAACGCACCACTGATAATGCCCACAACCGCGCCAATAGGCCCTTGTAGTGCTTCTTTCATGCTGTTCCAATTTGCGGCAATTGTCGCGGCAAGGCCTATAGCTCCCGCAATAATCAGACCGATACCCAAAGGAATATTGGCACCGCTAAACGTCAAAATAACGCCAAGCACCAACAACACCGTGCTGGTAATACCCAAAGCCGTACCAACAGACCCTTGCAAAATTTCCTTCACGGTATTCCAATTTGTTGCTATCGCAGTTGCAAGACCAGCGGCACCCATCAGCATAAGACCAATACCTAGAGGGATATTTGCGCCTGAAAATGCCAAAATAGCGCCAAGCACCAGAAGGGCATCGCTCACAATGAGTACTCCGGATACTAATTCGACCGATTCTTCAAGCTTTTTCTTTATGGCATCCCAATTTTCACTTGCGGCATCAAACATGAGCGCGGCGCCAGCCGCCATAAGACCAATTCCCAATAAAATATGCGCTCCTGAGAAAGTCAAGATAGCTCCAAGCGCGAGCATTGCTGTACCGCTAAAGAATTCAATAATTGGGTCTACAGCTCCGCTAATAATACTTGTAAAATCCGGTGCAATGGTGGTATCTGTGCCTCCGCTCGAACCACTGTCTCCGCTCATAATGTTCATCTCATCAAAACCGGCAATTGACTTTGATGCTTTATTTGCGGCCTTATTAACACCTTCAAGCGCTTTTTGTTCATCATATAGATTTTTTGCTGCCTCTGCCGACTGATCGATTGTCTTTCCAAATAACGAGGATGTCACTTTAGCAATACCAGTTACGGCGACCGCTAAAATGTTAACTAATTCCGAAAATGCCGGTATAATCACGTCCCTAAGTGGTTGCGCAAGCGTCAGCAAAGCGCCTTTTAGTCGAGCTGCTGCCGCCGCCATTTCATCGTTAGATTTCAAGGCCTTCCCGATCCATTCGCGGAATTCAGTCAATCCCTTGGTTATCACTGTAAACACAAGGGCGCTTCGCATAACTGATTTTAAACGGAGAGCAAAGGTCGCGGCATTCTTTTGCGCCCGAGCCATAGCTCCAGCCATGGCATTTCCACTTCTTGATGCCCCACGAAGGGCGTTTTTGGCTTGGCTCGCAGAATAAGCAATTCCGGCCGTTGCCTTATTTGCGTTTTTTGTCTGTTGAGTCAGCCCCGCAGTCTGTATATTCGCTACGCTAGTATTATTTTCAAAACCAACAGCTGATTTATTTGCTAATTCTATTTGCTGCGCCAGCTCTCCCGCCTTGGTTTTCATGCCATCCAATTTTTCGTATGCCGGGAGCAACTTCGCATCAATTTTATCGATTTTTTCGATAATCTTGTCTTGCTCCGCTTGCAGCTGCTGCACCTTCTGATTAGCGTCCATTTCTTTGACATCCGCGCCAGATACTCCGTTAATCCAAGCAGCCTGGTATTCCTGCACCTCTTTTTTTGCTTCTGCAATTTTTACTCGCAGTTCTTCTGCTTGCTCAACCAGCGGGGACTTGGCGGCCTCACGCGAGTTAATGTCCTTTTCTATTTTCTCAACATCCTTTGTCAGCTCTCTAAGTTCCTTGTCCGCTTCGGATGCATCTATATTTGTGCTAATGATTATGGACCCGTCTGCATTCGACATGCTTTTCACCACCATACTATGTCCATTGCTTTATAAGGCTTTCGTCGTGTTCGGTGTATTTCGTTTTAAAATCTACCAACTTTCGATTTCTGCGCAGCCAATCCTTTTCGGATTTATCGAGTTTTTGATTCCGGGCTATTTTGCTGCGTATTCCAACCACTTGTGCAAATGTGCAGTCTCCGCCGATCTCATAATAAGCAGATAAAAAAGACCACCAATGGAACCCTCCTGTGTTTGTTTCGGCGTCATATGGGATTGACCGGATTTCTTTTCCAACTACGCGGTTAATCGGTGCGCATATAATCGCAAAATCCTGCTCCCAATCCACAAGTCGCGGAGATTTTTCGCGTGAATCTTCGTACTCGCCGCCGTTTACAAACCATAAGCATTCTTCAACCGCTTGTTCATAGCTTGTAAGCGGCATACTATTAAATTCCGGATAAAATATTGTGAGGGCCGCCAGCAACCTTTCCTCGTCGCTCAGTTCCGAATCTGACATAGCGATACAGATATCCAATATCGCCCGATAATCATATCGGATGGCATATTCCACACCATCGATCATCAGACGTGTAGGCAAATCATAAATCATCTATATTTCATCTCCAGACCAGATGCGGCCCTCATGCCGCTTTATTTCTTTATACGGCTTTGATATTTCGCCGTATATTTGGCGATTCTCGCGTTTGTTTGCTTTTGCTCCTTTGCAAAGGAAGTGTCGATCTCATCCATAACCGACAACATGAGGTTGCACCATACAGGCAGCCCATCTGCCATGGCGTATACATTCATTTTGCCAAACAGTGCGTCGCAAACCGGCGCATCAAACACGCCATCGACCATACGGCGCATTTCGGCATCCCTTTCTCTGGCGACCTCAAAAATTTGTTTTTTGTCCGTTAACCCATCGACCTCCGCTTTGTACTCGTCTTGCTTTTTATCCAACTCGTAAAACGTATTAAAAAGCCGCTCTACAAATGCGCTGTCCGTCGGGTTAAATAACACTTCGCATACTCCGTTAATGTTATATGGTACAAGCCCGGTAGAAAAGTTAATATCAGGCATTGATTACGCCTCCGTATCTGGCGTAAATGTTACTACGCCGTTGGAAATAGAAGCAGTTCCCGTTGTACGTTCTCCACCGTATGTTACATCCAACGGCAGCCCAATATTTCCCCCGCCGCTGCCGCCAATGCTAGATGGTTTTACGGCACAAGCGCTGTACCTCTCCGCAAAAGCAGACCCCTTGGTCCCTGCATAAAGGTGTACAATCAGCATATCCATATTGGATAAGGCAGGAGCGTTCTGCTCTTTAATCGCCAAATTCCAGATTTTCACTTGCGCCGCATCTCCGGAATCCAGGTCGCACGGGTCGAATGTTTGGGTAATGGTGGGCTTTTTCAGTGTCGTGTAAGTATGGCCCAAAATGTCCTGTTTGGTTTCCTCTCCCCAATCGATTTCTTCCGAACTGTCTTCCACGCGTTTGCCGATTGGGCTCCATGTCGCAGATTCGGAAGTGCCGGTATTGAGATAGGCGATCAGCAATTCGCGTTCAATAGTTTCGCCCGCATTGGTGTTAAAAGTAAGATCAGCCAAATTCATTCACCTCGTATTTTTAATTGGTAGTTTGCTTTTCCATCCGCAGCTTAATCTGTATCTGGTATATCCCTGTACCGTTTTCGCTAATATCCATCAGCATGATATTGGATGGCGTAATTTTTACAGCTTTGTAGCCACCTGGAAGTTCCGGGAGCGGCGCATCCTCCAGCCAAGCGTATAGCCCTTCTAAAAAATCGTAGTTGTCCTGTCGGTCTACCTCATCCGCCGTGCATTCACGAGTCAAAAACACATAATCGTTTTCGTATGTGCGATTTCCAAGAATGTCTTTCTTTACAAGCACGTTCCCAGTCGGCGCCACGGCATAGCTTTCCGATTCCTCTACCTGATCGGTGAGGATCCGCATTGGCTTCATGCCGCTATACCCGGCTAGATAATCCTGCAACGCCCTCAAAATGCTCATTTCGCTCTGCCTCCTGCCGCTGCCGCTATCTTTGCGGTAATCTGCTCGCCCTTGTCCGCCCACATCCGCTTATCCCATTTCGGGCCTCGCTTTGGAGATTCATAGTATTTCAAATCCTTTGGAGGAGACGCATACTTTTTTGGCTCGCCGCTTTTGGCATAAGCGCTGCCGGTATTGATCCCGATCATCAGCTTGCCGATGTACTGGTAATGGGCATAAGGCCCATCATACTTCACATAATCCAGTCCGATAGTCCGCTTGACATTTTTCAGTGTCCCTTGACGTGCGGGAACATACGGGTCCATCTGCTTGGCGCACTCGATGGTAAATTCCCGCTGCACTCGTCCACCAGTTTCCAGACCACGCCGCCGCAGGATCGCGCCCACGCTGTCCATCTTGACCTCAACCTTCATTTCCCCGTCACCTCCCAGTGTGCCATGCCGCCACCATAGTCCCGAGTGTCTACCGCGGTAATCGTCAGTAGATCATCAAACTTCTGCAGCTCTTTTGTGGAGCGCTCGATCTCGTACCCGATGTCTCCCAGGACCACCATATCTCCGCTTGCAATGGTCCATTTTTCGGATTTGTCGGTCAGCGAGTCAAATTCCTTGGGCTTGATATAATCGCCGTCAGCGGCCACAGAAAAGGGGATAATGAGCATCAATCCGTTGTCGGCGGATACGCCGTTTTTCCGGATGGTTCTGCCTTTGGAGCTGTCCCAGTACACTCCCCGCAGCACAGTCCGCTTCCACTTCTCGGTGTTCCCATCCAGGTACTTGTTGTAGAGGGTTACAGTGTGTGGCATCATATCCATTGTGCCACCCCCAAGCCTGGCAGATAGAGGCGGGCGGCGTCCAATAATCGCCGCTCCGCGCTCTTTCCTTGCACCGCATAAGTGCGGGACCAGCTTCCAACTGTCTGGCTCTGCACTTCTCCGCCGCGTTCGTTCTCCTGCCAAGCATCTGCTACAGCGCAGACGGCAAGGCTATACCCATCTTCTTCTGGATTAGCACCCAGTGTAGCCAGATATGCCTCGGCCCTGGCGGACAGGCGGGGGAAATCCGCCTCGGCAATCGAATTCCCCATATATTCGCTTACATAATAACTGTAGTCAATCACCGAGACGGCCTCCTTTAAGCGGACGTTTTGGGGGTGATAGCGACGCCTTTCAGCACAGCAGCCTTTAGGGTGTTTTTCAGAGCCACACCAGCCACAAGCTCCACCTCGCCGGTCTTGACAGCGCCGGGGGCATTAAGGTCGGGCATGTAGCTCCGGATTACACTGTTGCCAATGGGGGAAATGCCGTGGAAGGCATCCAGGCCAAGACACACCGCATAAATGTCGGTGGTACCGGCGGCACTCGTGCTGGCGGCGCTGGTGTCGATAATGTCCTGGGTGGCAGAGCCGGAATAATACTTCCCGGCATCCATCAAGGCAATGCCGTTATACGTTTCCACAGTGCGGCCGAAATCGTCCTTATTCCGCTCATAATAGCCGGCACGGCGGGCAGCTGCGCGGATCTTGTTAAGCATTTTGCCATTCATCAGCAGCATATCAGGGGTGCCGTCGATAACGGAAAGGAACGCGTCCAGCTCATCCAAAAACGCCTGTGCGTTGCTGTCCAATTCGGCGGCGCTGGTGATGCTCACTTCACTGGTAATTTCATTGGAAGTGCCGGACAGGAGCTTTTTGAGACCGTCAAACGTATTGGTTACATACCCAGTACCGCTAGAGGCGGAGGTACCGTTGATTACCAGGTTGTGGAAATAGTTGGAGGTGGCTTTGATCGCCTGCTCGGTCTGGAACGCCAGCTCGTCCACCGCGCCGGAAGTATCCTGCAAAACGCGGTCCACCTGGAAAGACCCGCCCATAATAATGGCACTGGTGGTCTTTTTCTCGCGCTTGGCTTCGGCGGCGGTGTATTCGCTGTTGATAGCACGCACGGCGGCGGTTCTCGGGGTTTTGAGCTGGATGTAACCGTAGGTCATAGTAGAGCCTCCGGTGCCGGGGGAAATCGCGTTGTCAAAAGTCAATCTGTCCAGCAGCAGAGAACTGCGCCGAAACATATCGACAACCTGCTGATCCACTTTGTCGGCCATGCCGACCTTTGCTTCCGCTAAAGTAATAGCCATAAATTAATCATCCTTTCGGTTCATATCGTTCTTTTAATGCCCCGGCCAACGTGGTCGGGGTTGTGCCTGGAGCGCTTTCGTGTTCTTTCCCGCTGTCTACGCGGCTTACCGACACCGGTTTTTCCGATTCGAACATATAATCGTGTGACTTTTTCAGAGCCTCCAGCTGATCGTCCAGACCCGTCAGCTTATCGCCGTCTAACTTGATCTTGTCGCCGTCCAGAAGAGCCCTTACCGCTTTTACATCCCGCGCTTTACTGGACAATAGCGCAATGTCCAAGGCTTTATCCAGTGCCAAGCGCGCGGTGTCTGCATTGTACTTCTCTTGAAGGGCCTCAAAATCTCCTTTGAGCTTTTCTGCATTCACGCCGTCAAACTTTTTCACGGTTTCTTGGAGCTGTTGGATTGTCTTGTTGGCAGCCTCCACCTTCTGCGCCTCCGCAGCAAATTTCTCTTTGCTTACATAAGCGCCATCCGCCAGGTTCGCCAGCTTTACCTCTTTGCTGCCAGCCAACTTTTCGGCCAGCTGATCGTAAGTCAATGCCGCATCCCCAAAAATCGCTTTTAGAAATTCCATGCTGATCCTTTCACGCTCTGGCAAATCGCTTTTATTTGTATATCCGCAGCTGCTCTGCGCTGGAGCGTTCCGGCATTTAAGGCCCGGCCGGAAGGGGCATTTTTTGTATAACAAAAGGACGGCGCCGAAGCGTCGCCCTTGTTACCGATGGATTATTCTGATTTTTCATCTATGGTTGATTCGTTCTTAAGCAATGGGTTTTTGAGTGGAGGGTCTTCCAGCACAAATATGGTATCCTCGTCGTACTCGCTTAGTTCCCTATCTATGTCTGCTATATGGACGATTTTCCGGCTGTCCTTTCCCATGCTATGTTCTCACCTCAAATCCATAATCAAGACCGTATTTAGACGCAAACACATCCATAATATACATCTGATAGATCTGATTGTATTCTACCACGCTTATCTGGCCGGATTCAAGCCTCTTTCGGACTATCGGTTCCACTTGTGTCTCTATGTTTTCATAAGCGGCCTTTATTTTTGCTCTATCGGAAATTTCATCCGGCCATTTTGTGGGCTGACGCATAAAGAAGGTTCCGTCTCTCCCTGCGGCTCGGATTTCAGATAATTGGCCTCTTTGCAAAGTGCCAATGTCCTCTGGCGAAAATGTTGTGCTATATGGATGGTTGTGGGTGAGGACTCCGCCTTTCATCATTTCCACTTCTGATCTTGAAAATGATACACGCTGTTCTGTCCCGGTTTTCGTTAAAATGGTTTTCCCATTGCCATCATACAACACAGCCGCTTCTTTTTCT